CGCAGGTGGATCATCTGGTGCTGGTGGAACATGGGCATCCGATTCTACAGGTGTTAGTACTACTAAAAATGTAGGTATCGCTACTACCGCCAGATCTGATTATTCATTATATGTCGGCGGTGCAAGTACAACTGATACAGTAGCATATTTTGATGGTAATATTAATGTTGCTGGTACTATCTTTAAGAGAGAAGTAATAAACATTGAATCTCTAGGTATCATCACTGGAATGAGTGATCTTGATATCAGAGGTAATAGTAAGATATTAGGATTCTCTACTTTTGGTTCTAATAATGGGTTAGGAACAGTTCATATCGGGGTTGGTACAACTGCCTTGATGGTGGATGGTGATACCAGAATTATTGGTATACTTACAGTAGGTAGAGGATCGGTTACTATTGATGGTGAGAATAATACCATCACTTCCGGTCTGGTTACAGTTACCAATTCAACCATTTATATTGGTGCTGGTGTAAGTATCAATGCTACTGCTTCTGGTATTAACTCTGCACCTAATGTTCTTTATGTTGCCAAAGATGGTAATGATAGTTGGAATGGAACATCTATTGATAATGCATTTTTAACAGTTAAAGCAGCAGTAGGTGCTGCCCAATCAGGTACTACTGTTAAGGTTCTTTCTGGTAAGTATACGGAAGATAATCCTATTGAAGTTCCTGCTTTTGTTTCTGTTGTAGGTGATGACCAAAGAACTGTTTCTATCATTGCAGATAATACAACTAGTGATATCTTCCATGTAAGGAAAGGAAGTAAACTATCCAATATGACCTTTAGGGATCATGAATTCCCTGCTGCTTCTGTTGGATTCCCAAGAACTGAAATCGCCGAAAACGTAGGTGGTGGTAAGTGGAAAGGTCCTTATATTCAGAACTGTACCAGTGATACTACAACTGGAATTGGTGTTTATATTGATGGTAATCAGGCACGATTACTTAAAGCAATGAACGTTGATGCCTTTACCCAATATAATCAAGGGGGTATTGGTGTTGCTGTTACTAATAGTGGATTTGCTCAATTAGTATCTCTATTCACTATTTGTAATAACGAAGCAGTTAAATGTGAGAAGGGTGGACAAGCAGATATTGCTAACAGTAACTGTAGTTTTGGTACTTATGGATTGGTTGCTAAGGGAGTTAGTGAGTTACAATATACGGGTGTAGTTACTTCGAGTGCTGCTATTTCACAGAAGGAAGTAACTTTAAATGTAAGTACGGATACTCGTACTATTAGTGGTGTTGCTTATAGTGCCACTAGTGGTATAGCAACTATTACTACCACTGCTGCTCATGGGTTTGCAGTGGGAATGGGAGTCACCCTTTCTGACATTGGATTTACATGTGAGTATGGTGCTAAGACTTATCCATATAAGAAACCATTTATTTTTAGTGTAGATTCAATTCCTTCCACTACTAGTTTCGTGGTTAATTTAGGAATATCTACCGTTACTCATACTTATGCTGGTGCAGGGGCTACAGCAGGATCAGCAAAGATTGAAGTGGACAGACCTTATGATGGACAACTTTGTTATTTTGATGAACTCTATGAGAACGTTAAATCTATTACTGTCACTAGTGGTGGTAGTGGATATACTTCTACTCCAACGATAACCGTTGATGACCCTAATGGTCCTAGTGGAGAGACCTGTACAGCATATGCTACTTTAGATGGGGAAGTTATTGATACTATTACTATTATTAGTAGTGGAAGTCAATATGATGAGACTCCAGATGTGACTATTAGTGGAGGTGGGGGATCTAGTGGTGCTGCCACAGCTAACATGGAAGAGACCTATTATACAATAAATAGTTCTACTCCAGTTACGGCTGGAATCACTACAGTAACTCTTTTCTCTAATTTACTTAATGCTGTAGGAGTAGGTTCTACCGCATTCTTCTATCAAGCAAGTCGAATTATTGCTAGTTCTCATACATTTGAATATGTTGGTGCTGGAAACAATATCACAGATGCCACACCGAAACGTGGTGGTGTAACTATTCAAGCAAATGAAGTATATACTGAATCTGGTGGACAAGTTCTTTATACTAGCACCGACCAAGCAGGTAATTTCCGAATAGGTGATGATTTACAAATTAACCAGGAAACTGGTACCATTAGTGGAAGATCATTCAGTAAGAGTTTATTTAATGAGATGACACCCTTTATCCTAGCACTCAGTTAAAATGGCATTAGCACTTAATAGATTTAAAACATATACAAAAGAACTGACTACATCAGGTCAGACCATATATACTGCTCCTACTGGATATACGGGAATTATTTTGTATGCCCATATAACCAATTATGCTTCATCTATGACTACTCTTACCATGTCACATATAAGAAGTAGTACAACGACTCAAATTATTAATGAGGCAGAAGTCCCAGTAAATGATGCTTACCTTCCTTTGGGTGGAAAGTTAGTATTAGAAACAAGTGATTATGTTACTGCTTTAGCAGGTGCTAATAGCACTTTGAAGATTCTTCTTTCGGTATTGGAGACGGCAAATGCCTAAACTTATAAGTCAACTTAATAGTTCAGGTGCAGTTGGCATTCAGAGTGATGGAACCAGTTTAGGGAATGCTACTAAATTTAATTTTGAAGCAAATAGGGTCCAGTTAAGTGCTACTGGTATAGCAACAGTTTATTCCGATCCTGTAAGTATTATAGGGTTATGAAGCATTGCGACCAAGGATATATTTGGGACCCTCTTCAGAATAAGTGTGTCAAGGTAACGGGTAGATATTCGGGCACTTGGTGGGGTGTATATCATGATCGTGAAAATGGAAAGAAAAAGAATGGAAAAAATGGTAATGGCAATGGATCCCATAACGGTAATGGAGGTAGTAATGGTCATAGTGGTTCCTCCTATTCTTCTGGCAATGGTTCTAATGGTGGCAATGGTGGTGGAGTTAGTGAAGGAGTAGAAGTATCTGATTGGAGAGATGATTTTAATCCAACAGAATATGAATTTATTGATATTATAAAACCAGACCCCATAGAAGTTCCTGAACCCACAGTTGAATGGGAAGATCCACTGGATTTGCATGAAGTAAGAAGACTACCAAAGTATAATAAACCAGGAAATATAATAGAAGTATATTTGGCATGGAGGGGAAGAACCATGAGTATTCAAATGTTTTTCCCACAAGTAAAGAAACCTTCTCGTAAGGAAGTTGTTGATCAACTGCATAAAGTATATCCAGGTGCTAAACTGTGGAGTTATCGTGTTGCAGATTATGACCCAGAAACCCCTCTTTTTCAAAGGGGAGATTAATTAGGAGATTTTATTATGCCAACTATGGATGAGGTTTATCTAGGTAATCCGCTTTTAAAGAAAGCCAATGTTAAGCAAGAATTTACTAAAGAACAAATTCTTGAATTCATGGCATGTAAAAATGATCCTGTTTATTTTGCAAGACAGCATGTAAAGATTGTTAGTTTGGATGAAGGTTTAGTACCTTTTGAACCTTATGATTTCCAAGAGAAGTTAATACACAAATTTCACGAGAATAGATTTAATATCTGCAAGATGCCTAGGCAGACTGGTAAGTCTACTACATCTGTATCTTATCTCTTGCATTATGCAGTATTTAATGATAATGTTAATATTGGTATCCTAGCGAACAAAGCAGCGACTGCTAGGGACTTGTTAGGAAGATTACAAACTGCATATGAGAATTTACCTAAATGGATGCAGCAGGGTATTATATCTTGGAATAAAGGTAGTCTGGAGTTAGAAAATGGTTCCAAAATCTTGGCTGCTTCGACTAGCGCCTCAGCTGTTCGAGGAATGTCTTTCAATATCCTGTTCTTGGATGAGTTTGCATTCGTTCCAAATCATATTGCTGATTCGTTTTTTGCCTCTGTTTATCCTACTATTACTTCTGGTAAAACTACGAAGGTCATAATGGTTTCTACCCCTCACGGGATGAATCATTTTTATAGGTATTGGCATGATGCTGAAAGAGGGAAGAACCAATATGTTCCCACCGATGTTCATTGGTCTGAAGTTCCTGGAAGGGATGAGGTATGGAAAGAGCAGACTATTGCCAACACTTCCGAACAACAATTTAAAATTGAGTTTGAGTGTGAATTTTTAGGATCTGTTGATACATTGATTGCACCAAGTAAATTAAGATCTTTAATTTATCAAGAACCAGAGAAAAGAAGTGGGGGATTGGATGTTTATGTAGATCCCCAAAAAGGGCATGATTATGTTATTACTGTTGACGTCGCAAGAGGGGTAGGAAAAGACTTCTCTGCTTTTGTAGTAATAGACATAACTGAGTTCCCCCATGCG